CAGAACATTCACCGACTGGACAGTTACAATTATTAATGATGAAGATTTTGTGATTCGTAATGCTTTTGAACGCTGGTTAAACGGTATTAATAGTCACAGTCTTAACATCCGCAATCCACTTGCTTTAGCTCCAGGTGGATATACTGTTGATGCAGATGTTACACAATATGGTAAACAAGGTGGCACACTTAAAAAATATCGTTTCTTAGGTATGTTTCCAAATGATGTATCACCAATTGATGTTGATTGGGGATCAAACGACTCCATTGAAGAGTTTACAGTAACTCTATCATATCAATGGTGGGAATCAGTATCAGATAACGTGGCTTGATGAAAGAGAGGTCTTTTTTTGACCTCTCTTTTTACTGTTTAGGATGACAAAAATATGGCAGTAAAACTATTTGGTTTCACCTTAGGTAAAAAAGACATTGTTCGGGAAGAAAAGCCCGAACGGGCGTCTTTTACTCTTCCGACCGAGGCGATTGATGATGGTGCAGTTACCATCACTCAAAATGCCCATTACGGTACATATGTTGATTTAGACGGAACATTTCGTAACGAAACTCAACTTATTACAAAGTATCGTGAACTTGCCATCCAACCAGAAATGGAAACAGCACTTGATGAAATTGTCAATGAAGCAATTGTCATCGAAGATTCAGGTACATCAGTAGAAATTAATCTTGACGAAGTAAAAGTTTCACCTGCCGTTAAGAAACGTATTGAAGATGAATTCAATTACATTCTAAAAATTCTAAACTTTGGTAATATGGGACATGACATCTTTCGCCGTTGGTATATCGATGGAAGATTGTTCTATCATCTCGTCATAGATGAAATGTATCCACTATACGGAATTCAAGAAATTCGTTATATCGATCCTCGTCGTATTCGTAAGATCAGAGAAATTCAGAAGATGAGAGATCCTTCAACAGGAATCGAACTCATCAAGAAACAAGTTGAATACTATCTATACAACGAAAAAGGATTGATTGGTGCTGGTACGAATCTAGGTGCCAAGATCGCAGTCGATTCTATCGTAAACGTAAACTCAGGCATTATGGATCCTAAACAGACCATGGTGCTTTCTTATTTGCACAAAGCAATTAAACCAGTCAATCAATTAAAAATGATGACTGACTCTTTAGTCATCTATAGATTAGCATGAGCTCCTGAAAGAAGAATTTTTTACATCGATATTGGTAATCTGCCTAAGTTAAAAGCAGAACAATACCTACGTGATATTATGGTCAAGTACAAGAATAAGTTGGTCTATGATGCCAATACAGGTGAAGTCCGTGATGACCGCAAATACATGTCTATGTTGGAAGATTTTTGGTTGCCACGCCGTGAAGGTGGTAAAGGCACAGAAATTACTACACTTCCACCTGGTCAAAACTTAGGCCAAATGGAAGATGTTCTCTATTTCCAAAAGAAATTGTTACAGTCTTTAAATGTTCCAATCTCTCGTCTTGACCCACAAGTTGGTGCAGGTATTATGGGTGTTGGTAAAACAACTGAAGTAACCCGTGATGAGGTTAAGTTCAGTAAGTTCATCCAAAGATTGCGTAACAAGTTCTCTCGTATTTTTGATGATGCTTTAAGAATTCAATTATCACTCAAAGGTATTTGTACCGTTGAAGAATGGGAAGATTTTAAAGAATCAATCTATTACGACTTTAAGAAAGATAATAATTTTGCCGAAATGCGTGAGGCTGAAGTATTGCGTGAGAGAGTTCTTACTGCAACACAATTAGACCCATTCATTGGCCGTTATTATTCTTCTAAATGGATTAAGAAAAATGTTCTTCGTATGACAGATGAAGAAATTGAACAAATGGAGAAAGAAATTGAAGAAGAAGGAACAGCAATCAGTCAACCCGTTCTTGGCGATGGCCAAGAAACCGGTGCAGGGCAAGCATCAGCAACCGGTGTTCAACCAGAAGATAACACTCAGGAAAGGCTCAGCACGGAGTCGCTAACACCACAATTAGATGCTGAAGT